CATCGAGATAGATGACCCTTCAAAAATCAAGTTGCTATCACAGCATGATGTCAAGAAGCCTATCGGCCGCATGGTAACTGCAACAGTTCGACCAGACGGCATCTATGCAACTTTCAAACTAAGCCGCTCAACAGGTGGCAACGATGCGCTAGTTATGGCGCAAGAAGGACTCGTTAGCGGTCTTTCAGTAGGTGTAGAGATCATCGCATCAGCACCTTCACGCGCTGGACACACAGTAGTCACAGCAGCGAAGTTAAAAGAAGTTTCTCTAGTAACTGAACCGGCTTTCAAGTCTGCTCAGGTTCTTGAGATCGCAGCAGAGGAAGTAGAACTCCCTGCTGAACCAAACACACCAACAGAAAGCGAGGCGGTCGTGGAAAATACTCCAGACACCGTAGCAGCACCAGAAGTTGAGGCAACGGCTGTTGAAGCCGCTCGTCCAACTGTTTCAGCACCAGCGTACGCAAAAGAGCGCACAGCACCTATCTCATCAACACAATATCTCGAAGCATCAATCAAGGCAGCACTAGGCGATGACGATTCACGTCGCGTCGTTCGTGCAGCAGATGATTCAACTTCAACAAACACAGGTCTGACACTTCCTCAGCACCTAAACCAATTCGTAACTGATACATTCTCAGGCCGTCCAGCGTTCGATGCAGTAACTCGCAACGCGTTGATCGATTCAGGAATGTCATTTACAGTTCCACGCCTTTACACAAATGCTTCATCAGCAGACACAGCACCAGCAGTCGCTGATGTTAACGAAGGCGCATCAGTAACAGACACAGGCATGACATCAGCCTATGACACAGTGAACATCAACAAATTCGCGGGGCTAAATCGCATTAGTTGGGAACTCATTGATAGATCAAGCCCCTCCTTCATGGAACTCCTTATGGCGGAGTTACGGAAAGCGTACGAGAAGGCAACAGACACAGCACTTCTAACTGAACTCATTGCATCTGGTACAACAGCAGCAACAACAGCAGCAACAGCAGCAGGACTCCAATCATTCATCTCTGTAGAAGGCGCAGCCGCATACAAGGGAACTGGCGGAGACTTCGCTAACAAGTTGGTTGTAAATACTGACCAATGGGCAGCCATCACCGGCTATGCAGACACAACAGGACGCGCACTATATTCAGCACAGGGCGCAACCTACAACGCTTCAGGTACAGCAGTCGCTTCATCTGTTCGCGGAAACATTCTCGGAACTGACTTGATCGTTGATCACAACATCGCTGCTTCAGGCGTTGTAGATAATTCAGCGTTCTTGATCGCTCCATCATCTGTATATGTCTGGGAATCACCAGTAACAAACCTTCGCTTGCAGGTTCTAACTACAGGCGAACTCGAAATCGCACTTTACGGATACATGGCTATTTACGTAGCCAAGTCTGGCAAGGGCGTTCGCAAGTTCAACCTAACTTAATAGGTAACTAAGTCGCTGGCGGCCTAGTGCCCTTCTAGGCCGCCAGTCTTTAGAAAGAGGATCAAATGTCATACACAACAGTTGCAGAACTCCGCTCCGCTCTCGGTGTCGGTACTCTGTACGCTGACGCAACCTTGCAAGAGGTCTGCGACGCTGCTGACAATGTGTTGATCCCTTTTCTATGGGCTAACTCGACTCCAGCAATAGCGCACAGCAACAACGGCACAGCCGGCGTTCTTTATTTTAATGATTATGTTCAAGATGTATTTTATGTAGGTCAGCAAGTTACTGTTGCTGGTTGCGGTAGTAATTTTAACGGAAGCAAAACCGTTAACGGCGTAGGTGAAAAAAGCATTGACATAACAACAACTCACGCGGCTAATGTTGTCAAGACTTATCATCCGATTAACCCTTATGGTTCTGTCGCTGCTACTACTTATACAGATTACTCAACAGTTCCAGCGATTCAAGAAGCATCTCTAATGATCTCGATTGCTATCTGGCAAGCCCGTCAAGCACCAAGCGGACAGGGCATGACAGTCGATGGCTTTGCACCTAGCCCATTTACAATGTCTAACACTTTGCTTGCTCGCGTTCGCGGCTTGCTTGCGCCTTACCTTGATCCGCGCTCGATGGTTGGCTAACCATGACAGCAGCGATCTCAACACTTCGCGCCACTATTGCAGCCGCGCTAGTCGATAACTCACTTTGGTCAGTATTCTCTTTTCCACCGGCAACACCCATTGTCAACAGCGTAGTGATTAGCCCTAGCGATCCTTATGTAACTCCAAACAATAACGGCCGCAATACAATCGCTCCGCTTGCTAATTTTAATATTAATATCTTTGTCCCGTTGCTAGACAATGAAGGCAATCTAAATGGAATTGAGGAGATGCTAGTTGCTGTGTTTAACAAACTAGCAGCATCCTCGATCGTCTATAATGTGGGAGATGTAAGCGCGCCTAGCGTTCTTAACGCTGCCACTGGCGATCTATTGACTTGCTCCCTGCAAGTCTCAGTCCTAACGAGTTGGAGTTAAACCATGAATGAATGGGAAAAAGAACAAGCAGAGTTCCTGATCAAGATTGGTCAGACTCCTGCAACACCAGCACCAAAACCAGCAACCAAGAAAGATGAGGAATAAACCAAATGGCAGTATTTCTAAATAATGGAGTAGTGGTTACTGTTAACTCGGTTGACCTCTCAAACCATGTTACTTCAGTAACGCTAAACCGATCATTCGATGAACTTGAAGTTACAGCGATGGGCGATAGCGGACATAAGTTCGTTAAGGGATTAGAAGCATCATCCCTAACTATCGACTTCCTAAACGACACAGCATCAGCAAACGTTCTGGCAACTTTGCAGGCTGCATGGGGAACTTCAGTAACAGTAACCCTCAAGCAGACTTCAGCCGCTACATCAGCGACAAACCCACTTTACACAATGACTTGCCTAGTCAACAACACAACCGACATCAACGGTGCTGTTAGCGATCTTGGCACTCAGTCAGTAACTTGGAACGTCAACGGCACAGTCGTAATCACAACAGCGTAATAACTAACTAAGGGGCAAAAGCATGGCAAAACTAAAGGTAACAAGGGCAGACGGAAGCGTTAACGAGTACCAGATCACTCCGGCGATCGAGTACGCCTTCGAGCAATATGCAAAGAAGGGCTTCCACAAAGCCTTTAGAGATGATGAAAAGCAAAGCGATGTTTATTGGCTTTGCTGGGAAGCAATTCGTCGGTCGGGTGAAACCGTTAAACCCTTCGGAGAGTCATTCCTTGAGACATTGACGCGAGTCGAGGTCTTAGACGATGACCCTTTGGAGTAACGCGAGAGTCCTTCACCTATCTCGTTGCGAGACTATCGCTTGAGACAGGACTCTCGCCCCAATCTTTAATTGAACTAGATCACACAATGTTCAGGACTTTACTTCAAGCCCTGAAGGACAGAGTAAAGGAGCAGAGCGATGCCAGTCGAACTAAAAGGCGCTGACAAACTTCGCAAAGCCCTAAAGCAGTTTGAGCCTGATCTAGCCAAGCAAACAAATAAGGAAATGGCTGCTGCGCTGAAGCCGATCACTAATAAGGCTCGCGGTTTCATGCTAGCGTCAGATTCAATGTTGTCGGGTTGGACAAAGGCATCCTCGTCAACTGAGACAACTAACTATCGCCACTTTCCTAAATATGATCAAACGGAAGCAAAACGTGGAGTTAAATACTCGACAAGTCCTTCGCGGCCTAATAAACGTGGCTTTGTATCTTTGGCTCGTATTATTAACAGTTCTGCCGGTGGTGCGATCTATGAGACAGCAGGTCGCAAGAATCCTAATGGTCAACCTTCTCAGGCATCGACTAGAGGCATTTATAGCGATTACATCGATACGTCTAACAAAGTTAACAAGTCTTTGAACCCTAACGCTGGCAAACAGTTTATTGCTCGCGCTAATGCGCTTGGGTCATTGGTTAATGCTCGGCCACGTCAAGAAGGTCAAGTGGGCAGATCAACTCGCAAGATGACTGGTCGCGTAATTTTTAGAGCATTCTCAGAGGATCAAGGAAAAGTTACAGCCGCAGTGGTTAAAGCCATCGAGCGTTCAGCAGACAAGTTTAGAGCAAGGACAGATGGTAAATAATGGCTGATCTAAAAATTGACGTTGCGACGGTATTCTCTGGTAAAAAGGCTTTCAGCGATGCTGCTAAAGCCACCATTGGATTAAATAATCAAGTCAAGACGCTTGCTAAATCTTACTTAGGATTATTTACAGTTCAACGTTTAGCGCGTTCGCAATTTAACGCTGCGAAAGCCTTTGCAGCAGATGACAAAGCCGCAAAGGTTCTAAGCCGATCATTAAACAATCTTGGATTGGCTTATTCAGATCCAGCAGTTAAAACCTTTATCGCTGACCTAGAAAAACAGTTTGGTGTTTTAGATGACCAACTTCGCCCAGCGTTTCAACGTTTACTAACCACAACTGGAGATGTTGCTAAATCTCAATCTCTATTGCGTACAGCCCTTGATCTTGCAGCAGCCAGTGGCGCAGATGTTGTTACCGTTGCCGGCGATCTTTCTAAAGGTTATGTAGGGCAGACTCGCGCTCTTGCCAAATATGGTATCGGTTTAACGCAAGCACAACTTAAAGCGATGAAGTTTGAGGATGTTCAAAAGAGAATTAATTCTTTGTTTGGTGGTCAGGCTGCCGTTGCTGTTGACACTTATTCAGGTAAGTTTGATCGATTAAATGTAGCCCTTGCTAACGCTCAGGAAACTTTAGGAAAAGGCGTTCTAGATAGTTTAACTGCTATCGGTGGCGGTGGCACTCAAGGCTTTGATAACACTCTCAATTTTATCGATCAACTTGCACAAAAGGCAGCAAGATTCCAACGCAACTTTGGCGTGGGTATAGGTCAATTCCTTGCATTGCTTCGAGGAGACTTGGCTGCTGTTAAAACTTTAGGTGAAAGCACTGGGAAATCACCTTCATTCATGGGTGCTATTCCATCTATACAAACAGAATTAAATAAAAAAGTTGCATGGGATCGAATAAACCAATACAAAAAAGAAGCGGCAATTCAAGCCAAACTATTAGCCGCAAAGAAAGCAGAATTAAAAGCCGCTAAAGAAGCAGAGGCAATTAAAAAAGCAGGAACGCTTTTTGATCTACAACAGGCTCAAATTATTGCAGCCCTTAAAGGTAAGATTACAGACGAGGAAAGAACACGTCTAGAATTACAATTAGCCATCTTGACTGGTAATACTTCAGAGGCTTCAAAACTCGCTGGCGAAGTTGCCAAGGCTCAGGGATTATCGGCTCAGTTAGCCGCTTACCTTTCTAACCTTCCTAAAGCAAGCAATCCATTCTCTGCATGGGCTACTTATCTTGACGCTATCGAACTTCAGGCCAAGCGCATTGTTGGAACTAGCCCAGTTGCAGCAGCAGCCGCCGCGTCAGTTAGTACAAATGTAGGCACAACTCTATCGCCAGTAATTCCAGCCTTAACCGCCGGCACAGGCGTAAGTCGTGGTAACTTGGCAGGTTCTAATACTTTTAACATTACAGTTGGCGGCTCAGTCATTACAGAAGGTGATTTAATTGCCAAAATTGAGGAAGGACTACAGAACGGTTCTCTCTCAGGATCACCAAGCCAGATCGGTAGATTTAACGGAATGTTCCGAGGATGACTTTACCTGCTCTCATAACTGTATCGCTAGACTTTTCAAGTGGAACTTCCTTCGGAACTGGCTTTGTTCTAAACTCAGCGACCAACGGCATTCTTGGAACTTCGAGTTTTAGGGATGATGTACCAACTGCTCCAGTTGCAGATTTAACGCCAGATGTGTATCAAATATCTATTCGGCGCGGTCGCAACATTCTGCGCGACACTTATGAGGTTGGAACTTGCGTAGTTCGAGTACTTGATCCCAATTCGTACTTTTCGCCCCAGAACACTTCATCGCCCTACGCGGGCTATATCAGTCCATTGCGTAAGTTACGCGTATCAGCATCCACAAGTACTTCCCAAGCGTTCCTTTTTAGCGGTTATGTAACCGACTACAAGTACACCTATCCTCAAGGCGAGGAAACAGGTTATGTAGATATTTCTTGCTCGGATGCTTTTAGACTCTTTAGCATGGCAAACATAACCGTAGTCGATGGCGGATCACCATTCCCCCCTAATCCATACGCTTTTGCTGGCGAGCGCATCGATGCCATTCTCAACACAATAGGCTTCCCAGTCAGTATGAGAGTTATTTCTAAGGGTGATGGTCAAGTGCTAAACGATTATTCTTATCCTCGTACCGCTTTAGAAGCCATTAAGAATGCTGAAGTTAGTGAAGGCATAGGAGCGTTCTACATAGACGGTAACGGTTCAACTGTATTTAAGAGCCGAGGCGATGTCATAACCTCACTCGCTGCTGAACCCATCGAGTTCAATCAAACTACTGGCATTCCTTATACTGCGCTTCAGTATGCCTTTGACGATAAACTCATAATAAACAAGGCAACTTTTACAAAGGCGGCAGGAGTCGCTTACACGCACAGCGACACAGCCTCAATAGATAAATACTTCCTACATGATATTAGTCAAGATAATCTAATCTGCCTTACCCAAGATCAGATTATTGACCTTGCTCGATCTTATGTTGCCACTAGGGCAGAGACTTCTATTCGCATTGATGCAATGACCGTCAATCTTTTAGATAATGATGTTCCTACAGATACCCTAATCAATTTAGATTATCTGGACAATTTAGAGATAAGTAATATCCAGCCTAATGGCAGCACCTTGGTTAAGAACCTGCAAATGCAGGGCATCCAATGGGATATTTCACCAAGCAAGATAACAGCAATAATCACAACACTCGAACCGATAGTCAATGCCTTTATTGTGGGCAGTTCGTCATACGGTATAATTGGCGTGAGTTCCCTTGCGCCAGGATATAGTTACTAGGAGATAAATAAGATGCCATATAAAAGTTATGTAACTGGAGATATTCTGACGGCTGCCGATGCCAACGATAACTTCATGGAGCAGACGATCGCTACCTTTGATAACGCAGCCGCTAGAGGTACTGCTATTACTGCACCAAATGAGGGTCAGTATTCTTACCTACGAGATACAGATATGACTGAAATCTACAACGGCACAAACTGGGTTTCGGCATCTAATAGCATAAATGCAGGTTCAACCCTAATTAGTTCGACAACTTTTACTGCCGCTAGTGGAGTCAGCGTAAATAGTTGTTTTACATCTACCTATGATGCTTATTTAATTAGTTTTTATGGCAGCCAACCAACTAGCCCTAGAATGTTTATGCGCTTGGGCGGCACAGACTCAGTTGCTGGTTATTATGATTTCACTTTGGCAACTTCAGGCGCAACTGGAACTGTTGTTACTGGTTCTGCACAACAAAGCGTTGCAATAGGTTGGAAACCTTTTGCCATGAGTGGGCAAAGTCAAATAGGGGGTCAATTAGTAATTACAAATCCAGCAGTTGCTACAACAACAAGTTACTCAGCCTCACCTACATCTTTCTCTAATAGTGGGCCGAGCAGCGGCATTAACATAAGCGCTGGTTATCATAATGTTAGTACTGCATACGATGGATTTAGTTTAACTTTTGGATCATCTACTGGCTGGGTCAGAGTTTACGGATTGAAGAAATAATATGACACTAAAGAAAATAGAAGTTAACGCATCTACGGGCGAAACAATAGAGCGCGATTACAACGAGGCTGAAATTGCTCAACATGAGGTTGGTCTGGCTTATGAAGCAGAATTAGAAGCCAAGGCTAAAGCCGATGCAAAGGCTAAAGAAGCGTTGTTAAAAAAGTTGGGGATTACTGCTGAGGAAGCCGCTTTACTACTTGCATGAAACCCAAGTTATGCAAGGCTGGTCAACAACTTCGTGAGCAATTTGACGACTGCTTCGGCGATCGTCTGCGCGACTCGGACGGCTGGCTCGGCGATAGTAAACACGCAACTCGTAAGTCTGACCATAATCCAGATGAGCAGGGCTGGGTTCGTGCCATTGACATTGACCGCGATCTATCCGGCAAACCCAAGCCGGACATCATGCCCGATGTGGCAGATCAACTTCGTGCATTGGCAAAGTCTGATAAGCGCATCTCGTACATCATCTTTGACGGCAAAATCGCATCCGCTAAAAGCCTTTGGCGTTGGCGCAAATATACGGGCATTAATCAGCATCGCCACCATCTGCACTGTTCTTTTTCTAGCAAAGGCGATGAGGATGGTTCGTTCTTTAATATCCCACTACTAGGAGCAAGCAAATGAAAGAGATGATCTATGCAGGAATCGCATTAGCGGCCATTCCAGCAATCCGCCAAGCAATTAAGTCCTATCGCGCAAAGAAGGCGATCAAGGATGTAATCGTTGACGCAGTTGAAGCGGCAGTAGATGAGATCGATCATAAGCAATGAGTCCGCAAGACTATGCTGCACTTGCAGTGGCGATCGTAACGGTTCTGGGTGGTGTTACTGCGATGCTTCAGTTCATGATCAAACACTATTTAGCGGAATTGAAGCCCAATAGCGGCTCGTCAATAAAGGATCAAGTTAACCGACTTGAAGCGCGTGTCGATACAATCATTGAGATGTTAGGTAAGTAACACTTATCTCATGGCACGCAAGAAGGCTATTGATCTAGATACCTACAATGCGTTAGATGTCTGGGCTATTTCAGTGCATGAAATGTATAAAGCCCTTCGCAGGGCTGGCATGACCACAGATATTGCACTTGCCATAATCGTTGAACCTTCGGCTTATCCTGACTGGATATTGCCTAAACTTCCAAACAAAATCGATCCGCTTCCATACGATGACGATGAGGATTAACAATGGCTGTATTTCGGCAAGTGATCGTGCCAGACCTTCAAGTGCCCTATCATGATGAAATTGCTGTCCGCAATGTTGCATCTTTTATTAAGGCATACCGCCCAGATAGCGTCATTACTTTGGGAGATGAAATCGATCTCCCACAGATCAGCCGATGGACAGAAGGAATGCCCGGCTGGTTCGAGCAGACCCTAGATGAGGATCGCAACGAGACAATAGAAGTTCTCTGGTCATTGGTCGAACACGCCAAAGAAGCCCATATGATTCGCAGCAATCATACGGATCGCCTCTACAACGTGATCATGAAAAAGATCCCAGCATTCTTAGCATTGCCAGAACTCCGCTTTGAAAAGTTCCTCAAACTCGATGAACTAGGCATCACCTATCATAAGAAGCCATACGCCTTCGCTAAGGGCTGGGTGGCAGTTCATGGAGACGAGCAAGGCATTAACCCTAACGCAGGGCTTACAGCCCTCGGAGCGGCTCGTAGGCATGGTTTAAGCGTCATCTGCGGACATACTCACCGCGCTGGTCAATCAGCCTTTACAGAGGCTTCAGGGGGCAAAATAGGGCGTATTCTGCGAGGCGTAGAAGGTGGGCATCTTATGGATGTTCGCAAGGCTGGGTACACCAGAGGCACTATGAACTGGCAGCAGGCATTCGTCCTAGTCGAGGACACCCAAGTAACCCTGATCAACCTTGAAAAGGATGGCACATTCGTGGTGCATGGTCGTAGGTATGGACGATCTAGATAACGACATCCGCCGGACGATCGATGACGCTATGGATGAGGGAGAATTGTTACCATTTCGTTATCAAAATATGCTAGACAAGCACTAGATCAGGCGTATCGTTCTCTATGTGGAAACGCGAAGGGCGCGTGGATACATAAGGGGTAAAAATGATCACAGCAATATGCATGCGCTGTAACGAGGAGTTCGTTGTACCAGAAGGAATCGAACAAAGTCTCATGACTGCAGCAAAGAATTGCAAATCATGTACTACACACTATTCAGAAGCCTTTTCCTACTTGATGAAAGTGGGTGCATAATGACTTTATTTGAGATCGGATTATTACTTCTCGGCTGGTTCGCCAGCATTATGGTCTTTTATACAATGGGCGTTAATTCAGGCTATGTTGAAGGCCGACGCGCACTGCGCAAGCACTATGAACAGCGCGATAAGGTGAGATCATGAAGCATGGTGAAATCTTACAAAGCGCAACGGATCTATATCAGGAACGCGGACTCCATTACGGTCATCCATCTGACAATATGTCGAGAGCAGCAAGGCTCATCTCAGCCTACTTGGAGATGCCGGTTGAGGATTACCAAGTTGCAGTCATTCTCGCGCTCATCAAAGTTGGGCGATCAATCGAGGACAGCCAGCAGATCGACACATGGATCGATGCTTGCAGTTACCTCGCCATTGCAGGACAACTAAGTACTGAAGGGAACGATCTATATGTTTAATCTTGAAGATTACGAGACAGTAGAAGAACGCCTAACTAAGTTCTGGAAGGAATACCCAGATGGTCGAATTGATACTTCTTTGGTTGAGTCAACGCTGCAGCGATTTATTGTTAAGGCTGCTATTTATAGAACTGAAGTGGATGCACAGGCTTGGACAACTGGCTATGCAGAAGAAACCGTCTCGACTCGTGGAGTCAACTCTACGTCTGCGCTTGAGAACTGCGAAACGAGTGCGATCGGCCGTGCATTGGCTAACGCAGGTTATGCTTCGAAGGGCAAACGTCCTAGCCGCGAGGAGATGTCTAAAGTCAAAGCATCTGAGCCAAGGCCTTTCGCAGAGAAGTTAAACGACAAGATCATTACTCCAGTTGAGAATGATCCGTGGACTGTGAAGGCTGTCGCACCGGCACAGACAGCAGCCGACGCAGTTGCATTGGTGCAAGAAGTTCTAGGTGCAACCAAGATCGATAAAGACATTCCACATTGCAAGCATGGTGAGCGCATCTGGCGCACCGGCAACAAGAATGGAAAGCCGTGGGCGAATATGTCTTGCCCAGTGCAGCCACAACGCCAAGAGACTTGGGCAGATGTCGATAAGTGCGATCCAATCTGGTACGTCATTGACAATATGGGCGCATGGAAACCACAAGAGGCTCGATCATGAGCGGCTTGCAGTTCTTAAACCAAGATGGCGAATGGGAGAAGTTCCCATCAGATGATGAACTCTATGAAAAGGCTAAAGCGCGTGAGATGCTCAATGCGCTTCAAGTTAGGATATTGTGTCATCTATGCAACGAGCCTGTTCCAACCACAGAACTAGCATTCTGGGTCGAAGGTCAGGCAATCACATGGTCATGCAAGAAATGTCATGCCGTCAATGAGTCAAAGCCGTAAACACAGAGGCTTTCGCACAGAGCGCGTAGTGGCAGAGTTTCTACGGCACTGGTGGGAAGGTGCTGTAGTTGGTCGAGGTAATGGGCGCGACATTCTCAATGTCCCGTTCGACTGCGAGGTTAAAGCGCGCACAGGACTCGACGTCTCGGGAACACTCCGCCAGATCGAAACTAGGACAGCCAAGAGCGGCTTATTGGGGTTCGCTTGCTTTAGGCTTAATGGACAAGGTGAACGTGCTGAGGATTACGTTGCCATGCTCCGTCTATCCGATCTGGTGGAGTTACTCGTAGCAGCCGGCTATGACAAGCGCAAGGATGTCGTAGAGGACAAAGACATAACTCGATGCTTAGACTGTGGCATCTATGCACTAGGAGAACGGTGCCAGTTCTGCCGAGAGGATCAATAATGGAATTGCCAGATGTTATGCACACTTGCCCATGCGGATATTCACTGAAGTCTGCTTATGGCTTCATGACTCAGCGAGAGATTAGCCGAATGATGTTGAACCATATTGAGATTATGCATGGGAAACTGACTTAATGCCAATTTACGAGTTCGAATGTACTAATGATCTATGCGAGGCCAACCTTCGCTATGAGAAGGAGTTAAAGATAAATGAACCACACGATGTCGAATGCGGCTTCTGTCATGAACCAATGCGAAAGATATACTCATCCTTTGGCATTCAGTTCAAGGGCTCAGGCTTTTACAGTACGGACAAATAAATGAAAATTGGCTCACTGTGCACCGGCTACGGTGGACTAGACATGGCAGTCGAAGCGTACTTTGGGGCTTACACAGCCTGGTGTGCTGAGTACGACCAATACGCATCTGAGTTAATTGAGGAACAATTCGGTTATCTAAATCATGGCGATATAAGCAAGATCGATTGGTCTGCTGTTGAAGCAATAGACATACTTACAGCCGGCTATCCATGCCAGCCATTTAGCCAAGCAGGATCTAGGAAAGGGACTAACGATGCAAGACACATCTGGCCGCATATTGTCGAAGGAATACGCGTACTACGACCCAAGTTCGTCATCTTGGAGAATGTCCGAGGGCATCTCAGTCTCGGGTTCGACAGAGTTCTTGGAGACCTTACCGAACTGGGGTATGACGCGAGATGGAAAATTATACGCGCTGGCGATGTCGGTGCGCCCCACAACAGAGCCCGACTCTTTGTTATTGCCTACCCCAAACACTATGTCTGGGAGAACGACTGGCAAACACAGGAATTGGGGCGCGGATCTGCTTCACGCGCTGACCTGCTCATGCAAGAACCGCCGGCAACACTGGATCGAGGTTTAGTCAATCTAAAGTTCATCGAATACATGATGGGCTTAGAAAAAGGTTGGGTAACTGACTTCGACTTTCCTGTTCAACAATTATACAAATTGCTTGGTAATGGTGTTGTTCCACAACAGGCTTACTTTGCAATTCAACAGTTAATGGAGAACGGCGCGCCGTCTGAGCAGGACTTATCGTAATGGTAATTGACGCGTCTGGTACTCTATCGGCTAGAAGCCATCAAGGCTTCAACTCGCGCCTGAAAGGCGTAGCGCGAGAGTTAGCCGTCGTTATTGGGATACTTCTATCTATTGCAAGCATTGATAGATCAGAGGCTTCAATAGTGCCAACTAAAAGCATTAAGCAATTAGCAGATAAGCAATTAACTGATAAGCAATACCATTGTCATAATGAGATCATCTATAGAGAATCAAGATGGAATATAGATGCAGTTAATGGATCTCATCATGGCTTATATCAGGGTAGATCAAAGAGCCTAAAGAACTCACCGGCTGACTATCAGTTCTGGTGGTATTGGTATTACGTTGCCAATCGCTATGGCATAACACAGTATGATGAGCCTAACTACTGTGCTGCATTGCATCACCTAAAGACTAAAGGATGGCAATAGATGGCCAAGATATACGTATGCGATGAGTGTGGCTTTAGATCATCGCAAGTCGAGGACATATTGCTTATGGG